GGTTTCTTCAAGTTGTGCTTCATCACCATTAAAGAGTTCACTTGCTTTATCAAATTCACTCTTATCATAGTTACGATAACCTTCAAAGTTGCGAATCTTCAAACGGAAGTTTGCACCTGCCCAAAAATCAAATGGATTGACTGGAGTCTCATCTTGAAATTGAGGCTGCATAATATCCATAATCTTATCAAAGATTTTCTTTCCATACTTATAGAGGAAAACCTTACCTTCATTGGCTGGATTTGCAGGATCACTAATCACCAGAATGTTTGAGACATAATGCAGGCGACGCTTGCGGTCACGTGCAATTTCCTTGTCCTTTTCATTGCCACTGTTCCATAGAACACTGTTGATTTCGGACACAGGATCAGGCTGACCAATGCTGGTCAAACTATTCTCGATATACCAACGGCCAGTTGGTCCCTTGAATCCATGGTCCCAGAAGCGAGCCCACGGAAGATCATCACCTTCTTTAGCTGGAAGGAAACGAATGATTGCATATCCGTTGCCTGCTTTATCAACTGCTGGTGCCCATAGGCGATCATCGCCATAAGTTTTGGTTGCACCACCGACTTTTTCAGCGGCATTAACAAGTTTGCTAATTGCGGCTGAACGATTTTGTTTTAGTTTATTAAAACCACTTGTATTATTTTCCATTGTATTGTTTTGTATTGCGTTGTATGTTCGTTTTGTATCATACAAATTGAAACTAACGTTGATTTCAATTTGTATAAAATATTTTATACTAAAAATTGTGATATGTAAATAAGAAAATGTATAAATAAAAATATACCGACCGCGATACTCCAATATCCGCCGGCTCTACACAGTACCTAACTAAAGCACCATTATGCAGCAAAAAATATTTATATCTGAAGGATTGCCGATTACCGAACATGAAGAAATTATTAATCCTCTGTATGATGAAACTCCAATTGTTTATCTTTATGTAAAGCAACATTCTATTACTAAACTTAAATATTTTGGTAAATATACGGGTGTCGATCCACATAAGTATCAAGGTTCAGGCAAGCATTGGAAACACCATTTAAAAAAACACGGGAATAGATTTATAGAAACGTTAAAAATTTGGTCATTTAATTATCTTCCAGATGCAACTGAATTTGCTTTAAATTTTTCTTACATTAACAATATTGTAAAATCAGCTGAATGGGCAAATGAAATACCAGAAAATGCTTTAGACGGTATATCAAAAGGATTTAAAATGTCAGAAGAATCACGAAGAAAGATTAGTAAGTCTAAAAAAGGAGTAAAACATTCAGCTGAACAAAACCTCAGACAGAGCGAGTTACAAAAAGGAAGAAAACATTCAGCTGATGGCAAGAAGAACCAAAGTGAAGCACAGAAGAAACGATTTTCTAATCTAGCTGAAAGAGAAAAGCATGCTTTGGGAGCTAAGAAAACGATAGGGGTAAGAGTGGGTAAAAAACATTATAATAATGGAATAATAACTAAAACTTTTCATTTGCATCCAGGTGAAGGTTGGGTACTTGGAAGAGTCCCATGTAATAGCATAGTTGAATTATAAACATATAGTATTTTACAGTGTATTGTTTTGTATTGCGTTGTGTATTATTATAATCTATTTGCTTACACTTGTAAACAAATTTATTACAATAGTTTTGTGTTTTTCTACATTCATTTCTGAACGCAGGAAAGGTTTATACTTAATGATGCGGTGAGATATGTCTGACGATATTTCAAGCGGATCGCTAAGATTTTTATTTATACTCTTTGTAAAGTTAAGCAGATTGTCTAAGATTGCCAATGATTCCAGACTTACTTTTTCGGCTTGGTATAGTTTATAGATTGCAGGAACATCATTCTTATCACGAGGATTAAAGAGTTCATCAAACGAATAACCATTGCGTTGTGCGACCGTTGCAGCATCACTCATTTCAGAGTTAAAGCGATAGTCTAATGCTTGAATACGTGCACACCATTCAGCATATATTGCATCACTCATGTTGTTGATCCATGTTTGTCCTGCAATTACATTGCTCATGAAATAGCAAATCAAGTCATTCTTTTTGGGGTAAGAGCGTGATAACTTTTCAAAAGAGTAACGATTGCGATTAGCCATAAAGCTTTCACGTTTTAATCGTGGTCCTTTAAAGTTAAACTTAAATGCATCATAAGTACCACCTTTTTTGAAATGCAGGTTG